CTAAAGATTTTGCTGTTGCACCTCAACCGACGGTTGAACCAACTGACGAAGAGCGTGCAGCCTCTGGTCGAGCAAACATTGTATTTGACGACAAAGGTCAGCCTGTAAAAGTAGGCACCACGGATGACTACGTCACTACTGCATCCGGACGGTACGTAGATCAAGCCGAGTTGCAAAGACAGAACCAAGCAAAACAAGCTGCCGATGCCGAGGCCGCACGTCAAGAAAGAGCAAGAGCAGCAGAAGCTGCGAGGGCACAAGCAGCGGCTGAAGCAGCCCAACGTGAGCGAGATGATAGCGACAACAATCAACCTAGAAACGAATATTCAATAGGGACTAGCGGCAGTAGTAATCCTGCAGATAGAGGTTACTCTATGAGAGCTAAAGGCGGTCCTGTCCAAAAGACAGGCTTCGTTGAGGGTTCTCCTGACAATTACGCCAAGGGCGATACTGTAGCCGATACAGTCAAGACACAGGTGCGTGAAAACTCCTTTGTCCTTAATGCGCCAACTGTGGAAAGACTGCAAGAAGCGGGGTTGTTACCCAAAGGGGTTGACAATTCAGATAAAAAGACTACAATAAAAGCAAAGAAGGGTGGCCTGATGGACGTAGCGCTGTCGAAAGGCGAGTACGTCATCGAACCCGAAGAAGCCCAGCGCATTGGGTATTCCTTCCTAGAAAAGATAAACGATCAGGGCAAAGCCGAGGTAGATCGTCGGCAAGCCGCTGCAGACGGTGGCTTCATCAACGGCTACCAAGAAGGCGGAAAAACTCTCCCCACTGTTCTACCACAGCCTAGTCCTGTTCGACAAGCGTATGTGGGAGAAGATATTGATCGACCAGAAATACCTTTAACTGACAACATGATTGCTCAGTTTGAAGTATATAATAACAGCAAAAAACAAAGAAAAGACGTAGAAAATCTTATCAACGCTTTAGATGACAGAGAAAATTTAGCACTAGTGGCTTTGGCAGAAACCACTGCAGAGACCGATGATATTGAAGCTATGATGGGTGTTCAAACCACAGTCATCAACAGGGTAAAATCTAAAGCCGTTAAACCTGAAAAATATCCACTCGTAAGACGAGATTTTAAAAACGTAACAGATGTAAAGTCCGCTTTAAAACAAAGGACGCCGGGACGAGGCTCTGGAAGTTTTATGTTCCAGTATGACGGTTTTGAACCTAAATATCTTAGCCCTAAAATAGATTCTGTTTTAAAAGGACAGGTGCCAGCATTTGCCATAACAAAGATAATGGCATCATCAGCTAATGTGTTGGACCCTGAAGCACAATTCGGCGAGGGTCTATTCCCCGACACGGTAACATTTTACACGCGAGAAGATGCTCCTTTAGCAAAAGATATGGAGTTGAATCCGCAAATGAGATACGTGACCACACTAGGTGGACACGATTTTTATTCTTACGAAGCTGCTCCGGAATCTCCGGATGAAGAAAAAATATACAAAGAGTATCTAGCAGAAAAACGTAAGAAGAAAAAGAATTAGTCAGCTACCCGCTAGTGCGGCCCTGACACAACCGGAGCGGCTACCTACACGCCAAAGTAGCCCCGCTAATGAGGTAATAAAATGGCAAAAAAAGTTCGAGGCCACCGTGCCAACAAACCCAACGATTCCTTTGGAACAATCAACAGCGACACTCTTTACAAAGGTGCCTACCGTGAGGAGGTATATCAAGACGAAGAAGATGAAGCTGTAGAACAACACGCGGAGCAATCCGAGTCGGATGAGCAATCCGAACCCAACTTTACAGAGGGTGCAGAGAAAGCGGAACACGACTACAAGAAGCGTTACGACGATCTCAAAAAGCACTACGATGCAAAGGTTAGTGAGTTCAAGGCAAAAGAACAAGAAATGACGGCGACCCTTACACAAGCTACTCGCCAACAAAATATTGCTTTGCCCAAGTCACCTGAAGAACTTGAAGCATTCAAGGAACAATACCCCGACGTATACGATGTCGTCGAGACTATTGCAACCATGAAAGCGGGAGAACGTGCAGGGGAACTGGAAAAGGAACTCGAAACGATCCGTGAAAAGGAACAGAATACTAGGGTACAGGCCGCGTACCAAGAACTAACAAACAAACATCCGGACTTTGATGAACTACGTACGGATGAGCGTTTTCTCCAGTGGCTAGAAGAACAACCCGAAAACATCTCGGATGGCATCCTGAAGAACAACACTGACGCTCGTTGGGCATCTCGTGTTCTTGATCTTTACAAGATCGATGCTGGCATCACCACTAAGAAGCGCACTAGGAAGAGCGAGTCTGCTGCAGCGGCTGTAAACTCTCCAAAGGCGCGTGACATTACAGGTGAAGCAAAGGGAACTGATCGGATTTGGAAAGCCTCTGAAATCGGTCGTATGAAGCCGTGGGAGTTCGAAAAGCACGAAGCTGAACTCGACGCTGCACGGCAAGAAGGCCGAATAGACTACAACAACTAAACCTCAACAAAGGAAGGACAGATCAATGGCTTTTGATTCTGCTGCAGGTTATGGCAACCTGCCTTCCGGTAACTTTACACCGGAAATCTTTAGTCAAAAGGTTCTCAAATTCTTCCGTCGCGCTTCGGTTGTAGAAGACATTACGAATACCGACTACGCTGGCGAAATTGAGAACTTTGGCGACACCGTCCGCATTATCAAGGAGCCGACAATCACCGTCTCCTCGTATACTCGCGGCTCGGTCATCAACGCGCAAGACCTTGCTGACGATCAGATCACCATGGTGGTCGATCAGGCAAATGCTTTCTCGTTTAAGATTGACGACATTGAAGAGCGTCAGTCTCACGTTAACTTCGAGGCACTTGCTACTTCTTCGGGAGCATTCTCCCTGAAGCGTAAGTACGATGCTAACGTCCTTGACATCATGGCAACTGACGCAGGTCTCAACGGCGAGTCCACTGCTACCACCACCCAAATCTCGGGTATCGGTACGCTTGGTTCCGCCCTTGATATCGGTGGTGCATCCAGCCCCGGCGATACTGCTGTCAACACCATGCTGAAGATGGCAGAGGCACTCGACAACGAATCGGTTCCGGAAGAGAACCGCTGGTTCGTTGCTCCCCCAGCGTTCTACAAGCACCTCTTCTCGGCTGGTGCGAAGTTTGCAGAAGTTCAGGTAACTGGCGATGCAACTTCCCCGCTGCGTAACGGCCTTGTTTCGCTGGGCAACATTGCTGGCTTCCAGTGCTACAAGTCCACCGCCCTCGTCTCGAACGCGGGTACGGATCAGGTAACGCTGACTGGCCTTGCTACGGACGGCTCTGAGAACGTGATTCTCGGCGGTCATATGTCCTCAACGGCTACCGCTTCGCACATTGCGAAGACCGAGGTTGTCCGTTCGACTGAAACCTTCAGCGACATCGTTCGCGGTCTGCATGTCTTTGGTCGGAAAGTTCTCCGTCCGGAAGCCATCGTCCGTGGCGTTGTTAGCCTCGACTAGTAGGGAGGACTGAGTAATGGCTACTTATGATCGTACTATTACCGGCGGCGGTACTGTAGGACATCCGGGCAACCTGCCCCGTCCGTACATCGTCACCTCCCCGGTTTACGACGCGGTGGATAACACCTCGCTTGCTGGCGCTGACATCGTCAAGCTCATCGATCTGCCTGCAGATACGATGGTGATCGGCGGCTGTCTTGAAGTCCTTGAGGCTTCGGGCAACTCCTCCGTGACGCTCGACGTGGGCACCAGCGATGATGTTGACGCTTTCGTTGACGGTGGTGCAAGTAACGCTGCCGCAATCCTTCAGTTTAACCTGAAGGCGACAGCAAACAACATGGTCACTTCCGCTGACTCTGTTCAGGTGACTGTGCTTGACTCCGGATCGTCCGGTACGACTGCACTGCGCTTCCGTGTACACGCCGTCTTGTGCGACGTGTCGCAGAACCCTGTTGAGTCTGCTACCGTTTCGACTGGAACGTAATAACCCATGTCAGGGGGGCGTCTTGCCCCCTTGACCTTATCATAATATATGTGATATAAGCAGGAACCCCTGCCGGGAAAATGACAGGAGTCTGGCTTATGAACTATATAACAAGCAATGTACCCTACTTCAAAGCATGGGTACGTAGAGAATACACAACGAATCACGACCGCTATCACGGTGAATTTCTACACGCAATGGTGATAGCAGTCACGACTCTGCCGATGCGTACCCTATCCTTTCAGGTGTTGTTTACAGGGTGTGATGAGGAAGAGAATGTACATGGCGGTGCAATGTGGGCGCGTATGCCTCTCACTGCACTCGTAGGTGACACGCCCTTCGACGAATGGCCCGAACCTATGCCAACGTACTTAGCCCAGCCGTGGGACTGTCAGTCACATCACCACTCGGTGTTTGTATTGAACAGAGCCACACCGTGTCCGTGGTTGGCAAAGATAGATGGAGAGTTCTATCCTGCCAAGTATTACTTCACAGTAGACTACACAGACACAGAAGTAGCAGATGACCCTGCACAACACAAACAGAGTCATGTGCTAGAACTACTCGATGCGGGTAAATGGACAGGCAACATCGTTGCATTACCCAACAACAGAGTACGAGTCACCAACCCTGCGTGGTTTGTGACAGGCGAAGGACCACCAGACTTTGCTCCAAGTCAATGGGTCCACCACTCGAAACAAGACCCGAACTACGTAAGTGACACGGCACGGGTATTCGACAACCTCTATGCGGAGAGCGATTATGAAGAAGATGATGAAGAAGAGTAAAGGCATGAAGCGCGGCGGTAAGACCAAAGCCAAAGGCATGGCAAAAGGCGGTATGCGCGGCGGTCGCAGAATGCCCATGATGAAGAAGGGCGGCAAGTCCATGAAAGCCAAAGGCATGGCTAAAGGCGGTAAGCGTGGTGGCGCTAGAATGGCGATGAAAAACGGTGGCAAGGCAAAAGGGACTAAGCGCGGTGGCGCAATGACCCTTGCATCGATCCGTGCTGCCGCCAAGGCAAAGGGCTACAAGCTCGTAAAGGCGTAGTCAGATGGCACGTCGCGGACTATATGCCAACATTGCAGCCAAACGTCGTCGTATCAAAGCCGGTAGCGGTGAGAAGATGCGTAAGGCTGGTAGCAAGGGCGCACCAACAAAGGGCAACTTCAAGCGTGCTGCACAAACCGCAAGGAAGAGATGATGGCACGCAAAGCCGACAAGATGCCAGCCCGTAACAAAAAGAACTTTCGGCCAACGAAAGCAGGGGCTGGTATGACTAAGGCCGGGGTGGCTGCGTATCGTCGCAAGAACCCCGGTTCTAAGTTGAAGACTGCAGTCACCGGCAAGGTCAAGCCCGGAAGCAAGGATGCCAAGCGTCGTAAGTCCTTCTGTGCGCGTTCTGCTGGGCAGATGAAGAAGTTTCCAAAGGCTGCAAAGAATCCGAATAGCCGCCTACGACAGGCGCGGAAGAGGTGGAAATGCTAACTGCATTGATCGGCCCGATAGCAAATCTAGCCGGTACGTGGCTAGAGGGCAAGGTCGAAAAGACAAAAGCCGAGACAGGGGCCAAAGTCGCAAGGGCAAAAGCCGAAGCGACCATCATGGAAAAGAAGGCCACGGGAGAACTCGAATGGGACTTGGAAATGGCACGTGGAAGCCAGTCATCGTGGAAAGACGAGTGGCTGGTCATTTTGTTTTCGGTGCCGCTGATCCTTGCGTTCATACCGGGCATGGAGGGAGTCGTAGCTAATGGATTCCAGCAACTCGAAGCTATGCCGCAATGGTATCAATATTCTCTGGGGATTATCGTTGCTGCCTCATTTGGCGTTCGTAGCGCTACTAAATTCTTTGGGAAGAAGTAAGTATGGCCGAAGTTACGATGGAGCGCATACTGAAGTGGAAGATACTCCCCCGTTTGATGATGCTGGGGATGTCGATCTCGGCATGGCGCGTGGTGGAGTGGTTCATGGGACTGTCGGACCCGACAAGTCAACAGGCTGCACTTGTAAGTGTTGTAACGGGGGCAATGACAGGTGCCTTTGCGGTGTGGATGGGACATGAGGCGAAGTGATGATGAATGCACACAATGTAATTCCTAAGATGAAATACGACATAAATACATTTGTAAACAAGGTTCGCGTACACGAAGGCTTGGTCCTTACGGTGTACAAGGACACCCTCGGCATCGACACTATTGGTATCGGGCGCAATTTACAAGACCGAGGAATCAGTAAAGAAGAACTCGATCATATGGACATTCCCTCCATAGATGCTGTCTACGAACACGGCATCACAGAAGAGGATGCGTATTATCTTGCCACCAACGACATTGCAATCGTAGAGAAGGAACTAGCACGGGCCAAGCCCTGTGTGTACGATCTCGACGCTGTGCGGCAACTGATCGTGATGGATATGGCATTCAATATGGGCGTGCCACGCCTCTGCAAATTCAAGAAGATGTGGGCTGCTATCGAGGCAGGCGATTTCGACACCGCATCCGTCGAGATGCTCGATTCCCGTTGGGCACGACAGGTCAAATCACGGGCGACGAAACTCTCGGACGCTATGAAGAAGGGAGAGTTTTGATGCCAGTAGAACTGAAGAAAAAAGAACCAGAACAGATGGATGACATGGGCAAAGAGTATTACGGGCGTGGTCCTGCTCCCCGTAAAGCTGCCCCCAGTGCTGAAAAGGCTGACGATGGCGGTGAAGCGGCCCGTGCAGCCCAAAAGGATAACGTAGAAGGCGCAGCCCGAATAGGCAGCAGAAGCAAAATGCAAACTGCACCCAGATATGGAGAACAGCGACGAAGCACAGATTCAGGTCGGATGATTACTCCGGGCATGCGTAACTTCCTGCAAACACTACGGCGAAACGAAAAGATGTCTGATACAAAAATCAGGATGCGACCGTAATGCCCCTAACAGACAAAGGTAAAAAGATCATGCAATCCATGAAACGCACATACGGGGGACGCAAGGGTGAACAAGTCTTCTACGCCACACGCAACGCTGGCAAGATCACGGGCGTTGAAAAGAAAGCGCAAGGTGGGACGGCTGGAACGCTTGGCCTCAAGAAAGGCGGTAAAGCGAAAAGCAAAAGTAGAGTTAATGAAGCTGGCAACTACACTAAGCCCGGAATGAGGAAGCGTTTGTTCAATCGCATCAAGGCTGGTGGCAAGGGCGGACGCCCGGGACAGTGGTCGGCGCGTAAAGCCCAGATGCTGGCTTCTGCCTACAAAAAAGCCGGAGGAGGTTATAAGGACTGATGGCACTTACACCACAAAATAGAAAGCGTGTCCAAAAGGTTGCGAAGGGTCTCAAGAAGGCTGTCAAAGCTCATACTGGACAGCACAAGACTCTTAGTAAAGTTTTGGGCAAATCCAAGCCTACCCGTCGCGGAGCCAAAAAAGCCAAGCGATGAAACATGTGTTTCTTCTGTTTGTGCTTCTCGGCACAGGGGAAGAACAACGCACAGTAAGTAAGGACATGTACTTCCGCGACCTCAACGAATGTGTGTGGTTCGCTCAAAAACTTCACAAGCAAGGGAATAAGGTGACGGCATACTGTTTACCTAAACTAGTTGATGAAAGCACACGAGTTTACTGATGTTAGCAGAACTTGCCGCTGCAAATGCAGCGTTCGCAGTGATAAAGACGGCGGTCCAGAATGGCAAGGACATAGCCGCTGCAGGGAGCGCGATTGCTAACTTTGTGGGTGCAAAGGAAGACCTGCAACGCAAGGCAAGTAAGAAGGGCAACGGATCAGACTTAGAAGAGTTCATGGCTCTGGAACAGATACGGGAACAAGAAGAACAACTAAAGCAGATTATGATATATGCCGGACGGCCCGGACTGTGGGGTGACTGGCAACGCTTCCAAGCAAAGGCGCGGACAGCACGAAGAGAAGCAGAAGTAGCGGCAGCCAAGCGTCGTAGAAAGATGATGGACTGGACTCTGATCATAGTAATATCGGCAGCACTCTTGGCAACACTCGTAGGATTTATCTTTTTACTGATGCACCATCAGGGCAAGTTATAGTGAGGGACAATGCGTAACTTAGCAATACAGGCGTTACAACATAAATATCAGGCGGAGATGGCAGATGCAGAGTTTGTATTCCAAATTTATCTGGACAAGCCGGTGGGTATTGGTGAACATCCGGGTCTGCTGGAGGAGATGGACGCGGCGCTTACGAAATGGGGTGACGCGCAAGACAAACTAGCTGCACTCGCTACTTTGACAATGGAGATGGAAGATGGCACTGAAAAAGAGCCAACGCTCTTTGAAGAGTTGGACTAAGCAGAAGTGGCGCACGAAGAGTGGCAAACCGTCCACGCAGGGTCCAAAGGCAACCGGGGAGCGATATCTACCGTCTGCAGCTATCAAGGCGCTCTCGTCGAAGGAGTATGCGGCCACCACAAGAGCCAAAAGGAAAGCTACTCGCGCCGGTAAGCAGGTGGCGAAGCAGCCTAAGAAAATAGCAAAGAAGACCCGCGCATATCGCAAGGTACGATAGATGACATTTTTAGAACTTATCAATGCTGTGCTACGAGAGATCAATGAAGTGGAAATTACCACAGTTTCTTCGACACGCGGTATCCAAACGTCAGTCAAAGACTTCATTAACAAGTCACAGCGAGACATTATCAACTCCGAAGTTGAGTGGCCGTTTACTGTTGTTAGTCAGTCTTTTACGACTACTGCGGGAACAGGAGAGTATTCCCGAGAGTCAGATGCAAAGACTGTTGACTATGATAGTTTTACTGTACAAGAGTCCGCATCCACGGCGGAAAAACAACTGAAGTACCTGTCATTCAACGAGTATCTGGAGCGGCGCAACGAGGCAGACACCAATCCCGACACGGGGTCTCGTGCGTTGCCAGAGTTTGTCTACAAGACGCCTGATCAAAAGATCGGTCTGTCTCCGGTGCCTGATGTATCAACGTATACGGTCAGGTATTACTACTATCAGACTACATCAGATTTGGTCAACAATACTGACGTATCTGTCATACCTGAACGCTTTCACGACG